ACACCTGGCGCTTACGATTTGGCAACCCAGTGCGCCCAAACTGGCGGCTCGTTTACAATAACGAGGATTACGATATAATCAGCGTCGTGCCCGAAGGGCGACGCCGTTATTTGCTGGTTAAAACCCGACTGCGGGACAATGGCACGCGGTAACACCGTCTACCTAAAGAGCGAAAGCGGTAGAGTAGAGAATTTCGACCAGTTTCGGGAGCGCATCAAGACTTTGAGCAACCCCGAAAATTTGCGTTTTAACGAGCTTCGTCAGCTGTTGAAGCGCGAAGCACAGCCGCTAGTAGATAAAGCCCGTGAGGAAGCCTATAATGAGGTCAGGGCCGTTGCTAAATCAAGGCGCAAGACTAGGAACGGGCAGACGGCTACCAAAAACACAAAAGGCGCTTTTTACAACCTATATAAGTCAATCGACAGCTTTACAAACAAAGGCACGGAAAAGGCCTACGTCGTAATAGGCTTGCGGTCGTCAAGAAAGAAAGGCGCATATTACGCCCCGTGGCAGCTTTTCGGTGGAACCAAAAAAGGTTTCCAGCCCAAAAAGTTTATAGACGCAGCAGTGAAGGCTGGAAATACAACTGAAAAAGCGCAGAAAGTTATTACTAACTTTGTACAAAAGCGGATAAAAGCACACTTGCGGTGAACTACTTACAGTACATATACGACGCGGTAAACGCCAGCACAGCGGTGCCAGTGTATTCGTACGCAGCCCCGCAGGGCGTGGCCGAGGATTTTATAGTAATCCGCATGAACGGCATCGAGGTTACGGAAACCAAAGACGAGTACAAAGCCGAGCGCGTAGCAGCTACTCTTTTTATGCACTTTGCTAGCGCAGACACAGCCCAGGCACAGTTAAGCCAAATACGCCATAACCTGCAGCACTACCCGCGCGTAATGCAGCTATACGAGCAGTACGTCGAGGGTGACCTTGGCACGCTTGAGGGCGAGGACTGCGCGGCCGAGCAAATGGGCGTAGCAGTCCAAACCACGTTTACCCTGGCCTACATGGACGGGGCTCAATTTTTCTACAACGAAGACGACGAAACCGTTATACTAGCGGCAGATTTCACTTTTTTAATCAATTACTAAAATGGCAACATTAAGCGGCGGAGAAGTTCGCCTATTCCTTTCGGCCGACGGTGGTACCACCTATAAGGCCTTTGCTTCGGAAACGGAGTGCTCTTTTGAAATGAACGCGGAAACGCGCGAAACCACGAGCAAAGACGCAGCGGTTTTCCGCACCTACGTAACCAGCGCTAAAACTTGGAGCATTTCCGGCAGCACTATCATGGACGACGACAACGCGTCATTGTGGAACGTGGACGAGCTTTACGCCAAGGTCGGCGACCTGGTTAAATTGCGCATTACGCAGGTGGCAGCCGGTACGGTTACCCCAGTAACGGGAGAAACCAAAATCGAAGGCGACGCTATTCTCACGCAGCTTTCGGTTTCAGCTCCGGACAAAGACAACGGTACTGTTTCGTTCAGCTTGAACGGTACGGGTGCCTGGACTGTAGGAACCAACTAATAAACAAAGCAATGGAAGGGAAAAAGTTTACGCTGGGGGCAGCGCTTTTGTTTGAAGAGGTCACGGGAAAAACCGTTACCGAACTGGGAAATCTTGGCCTAGCTGATATGCTAGCCATGCTTTACGCGCAGGAGTTTTGGGACGTGAACGGACGGCCCAGCTTCGACGAGTTTAAAGCTATGGCAGGGGCCTGGGATATTTCCGAACTTACCCAGCGGCTTAACGGCCCTTTTTCCCAGCCGGCGGCCCAGTAGACGTACTGGGTCAGCTGGTCGGGCGTTTGGGCCTTGCGCCGAGCGAAGCCAAAACGCTAACGCAGAAACAGCTAGAAGCTGTAATGCATTACGCGGTAGAGGCCGAAAAAGACGAATGGAAACGTACCCGCTGGCTAGCAGCCGTGCTAGTCAACATAAGCGGGAAAAGCACTAAAAAGGTCGTAAGCGAAACCGACCTACTTAAATTTGAAGACGAACAAAAAGTAAGCAGCCTACGGGCATTATTGCAGAGCCATGGCAAACGACGTAACGAGTAAGGTAATACTAGGGCTAGACCCCAGCGAGTTCCGCCGTGGCATACAGCAAGTCGATGCCAAGCTAAAGGAAACCAGCAAGCTGTTTAGCAACCTGGGCCAGCTAATCGGTGCAAGCTTTGCCGTTTCTCAAATTCAAGCATTTACAACCGAAGCCATACAGCTAGGTTCGCAAATGGAAACAGTCCGCAAGGGCTTTGCTCGTTTCGGAAACGAAATGCAGCTAAACGAACTGCGTAAGGCGACCAGGGGCCTAGTTACCGACCTGGACCTTATGAAGGTCGCGGTGCAAGCTGGTAACTTTGGTATTCCCATTGAGCAAATGGGTAAGCTGCTTGAGTTCGCCGCACGCCGTGCCGCAGAAACCGGGCAAAGCGTAGACTACCTAGTAGAGTCAATCGTTACGGGTATTGGTCGCAAGTCGCCGCTAATCCTCGATAACCTTGGCATTAGCACCACGCGACTAAAGGAAAAGTTCCACGGCGCAGCGCTTGAAGCGCAGAGCATTGCCGACGTAGCCAAGGCCGTTGGCGATATTGCAGGCGAGGAACTTGGCAAAATGGGCAAGTCAGCCGACACCGCGGCAGATAAAATGCAGCGCTTAAGCACGAACTGGCAAAACTTTAAAGCAGCGTTTGGCGAAGCCGTGGCGCCTGCAGCGGCCGGAGTGCTTCAATTCTTGACGGACCAGCTTACCCAGGCGCAAATCAAATTCCAGCTGCTTAAGCGGGAAATTACCGGCACCAAGCCGAGCGATAAGATACGCAGCCAACCCGTAGCCGCAGCTGGCGGGGTTTCTGCGCCTGCCGTAACGGAGTCAGTACGGAGCCTCGAAAGCCTACGCACGAAGCTTAAGGAACTGCAGGCCGAGTACGAAACTACGGCCATTGGCACAAAGCGCTTTTACGAGTTGCGGGACGCCATCGAAAAAACAAACTACGAAATAGGTAGGGCTTCGGGGGAAATATGGAGCGGGGCAAAAGATGCGCTAATTGAGCTGCAGATTAAAGGCCTAACGCCAATTACCCATTCACTTACACAGCAGGACATGGTACTGCGGTCTAGCGTAATTCCGGCTTACAACGAGTGGGGCCTAATGATTAACGGCGCCAGGGAACAGCTAGCCAAAATGGACGCGCAGCTGCAAATAGCTTCGGCCGTAGGTGCCGAGTTTGGCTACATTTTAAGTTCGGCATTCGAGGCTTCAATTATCAACGGCGAGGACTTTTTTGCCACATTAAAAAAGGCCCTCATGGATTACGTTAAGCAAATGGCGGTAGCCCTTGCTACAACCACAGCCCTAGCTGCCGTATTTTCGGCAGTAACCGGCGGCGGGTTTGGCGCTGCGTTTGGAGCTATTAGTAAGACTACGGGACTAGGGGGTTTATTTGGCGAAGGCGGTATGTTTAGCCTAAACGCGAAGGTCAAAGGTGCCGACCTAAATTTAGGCACCCAGCGCAGTGGAACCAATTACGGGCGGATAGGTGGCTAAAACTTTAGTATTCTACGCGACTACGGCCAGGTACGATTTTAAAATATACGACCTTGGCACAACGTACCAGGGGTTTGATTTTACGCCCCCGGTAGAGGTGCAGGTGGCAGATTTTGAAATAAGTTACCAGCCCAACGATAACGTATTGCCGGGCATAGTTCCTAGCAGCTGCACAGTGCAGTTCTACCTAGAGGGCGTCACACCCACCGTAGACGACTTTAGAGCCGTTTTCACGACGTCAAAACCCGACTGGGTACTAGAAGTCCACGAAGGCCTTAACGTCGTTTGGCGGGGCTTTATTACGCCCGACCTTGGAGAAATTGAAGTAGTCAATGGCAAGCGCTTCATTAAAGTCGTAGCTAGTGACGGATTTGGTATGCTAGACAAACGCGCCGACTACATACAAGCGGACACGGTAATACCATTTACCACGTACATAGCGCAAATCTTTACCTTTTGCAAACTAGCCGACCTATTTACGGGCTTTTATGCTGGTGAACACTACGCACCTTACGGCATAACCGCCACCGAAGGCGGGCTATGGTGGACCGGGACTATTCGCCAGGGGCTTGTTTACGTGAACGGTGAGCCGCGCACTAGCCGAGAGGTAATACAAGACATTTGCACAACCTTTAACCTGCAGCTGTTCCAAGATAAAGGCGAGCTAATTTTTAGAAGCTGCCATATTGAAACGCCAGCTTGGTACGCGTTTTACGACACGGGCGGTTCGTTTATTGGCCGCATTACCCCAACGGGACCCACGCAGACCGAGGTAGTCTACAGCGACGGTACGGAAATGTACAAGCCCGCTTTTAAAGAGGTGCAGTACGTCATTAACCAGCCGTCTAATAACTACATTAAGGACGAGGGAGCGAACTACAAAACGCGCCTTAACTACTTTGTAAACGACGCTACCCCGACGGGAGCAAACCACATAGATTACGACGCCTACTTACGCGCACGCCTTTCATTTGACGCCGGGTTTACTGGCGACCAAATCGAGGTCGAGTACGAGGTGCAAATTAAGTTCGGTAACTATTACTGGAACGGCAACGACTGGACGACAACGGCAAGCACGGCAACATTTACGAAGCAGGAATTCGTAGCAGGCCCCGGGCCGCTTGTGGCAGACATTACTTACCACGTAAACAATTACCACCTAGACACGCTGCCCACAATCGGAACGCAGCAAATCTATATAACGGTTACGGCTGTGCAGGTGGCAGGTTACAACGCAGATAGTATCGCGGTTACCAGCACGCTGTTTATGGCGTACCACAACGATTTCCCCACTCAAATGATACACTACGCCGACAACACGGCGCGGCAGACCGGGGTAAGCGTACAGCTCACAAACCAAATGGGCGACATACAAGGCGGAAGCGTACCGGCTAACACGCCAGGGGAAATCAAGCGCTTTACCACGTCCGGCCGCACGGCTGCAGCTGGTAACGTAAGCTGGGACGTAAACGCTCGTTACCTGGCCAACCTAGTAACGGAGCAGATAGCACGCAAGAGCTACCGCGCCCACCAGTATTACGAGCTAGAGCTAGACGGCAACGTGAGCTATAACCATAAACTAACCTGGGGCGGAGTGGACTACAAACCGGTAAACCTAACGCTTACCGAGCGCAGCACGTCCGTAACGTACCGGGAATTTATTGACGGGAACCTAGAAGCTTCACCAATATGATAGCCTACGAACTGCCCAAAAACCTGGCTTATTATGCCTATGTTATAACCGACGGGGGGACCGTCGAAACCAACACCTGCACACTATGAACGCCGCCCAATTTATAACTATCTTTACTGGTGGAAACTACGCCGCCCCGATTTGGGACGCTTACGAGGCCTACGTACTGGCCGATAGCGGAACTGTTGAGGCCGAAGTATGCACCACAAACGCAATCGCAAACCTGCTATGAGTACGCCATTTTACGACCTTGCTAGCCTAGTAGTAGTCCCCAGCGGCTACAAAAGCGGGAAAATCTACGCCCAAAAGCCCCTCACTACCGACGGGCAGCTAACCTTTACCCGCGCGAGTACGGCTACCCGCGTAAACGCCAGCGGAGCGCTGGAAACGGTGAGCAGTGGAGTACCGCGTTTGGATTACACCAATAGCAGCTGCCCAAAAATTCTCCTGGAACCCCAGCGTACCCAAAAGCTAACGTATAATAACGATTTCAGTAACGCGGCATGGAATAAGACATACCAAGGATTAGGTTCTGCGCCAGTGCTTACGGCAAACTATGGCACGGACCCTTTTGGCGGTAATAACGCTTGGCGTATTCAACTAAATCTAAACGGCGGGACCGATTCAAGCTCACGCAGCTGGATGTTACAATCCTTTAACCCAAGCGCTACGGTAACGCTTTCCATATATATTAAGCTAAACACGGCCGGAACTAAAACCTTTGTTTTAAGCGATTCGGGCGGCGATACGGTAACGGTAAACAGCACAAGCTGGACGCGTATTACCCAAGTGGAAAACGGCGGAGCTGGCGAATTTCGTTTTGGCTTGATTGGCGGCTCTTGTTCTGATACTTTGGACGCAAGTATATGCTACTTTCAATCCGAGGAAGGCAGCTACGCCACCAGCATAATCAATAGCACCAGCGCAGCGGTAACCCGTTTGGGTGAGCGTCCGCAAAAGACGGGCATCGGCTCACTAATAGGTGGCACCAGCGGTACCGTGTTTTTTGAAATCAAGACTAATAAAACTTTAAGCGGTGCGTCTTACAAGCAGTTTTTTTACTATGAAAACGCTGCCGCTTCCCAGGCTTACATGTACCTGGCGTCAACAAATTACATTGTAACCAACCCAACTTTGGGCAACATTACGTCAAGCATTGCGCTGCAACCGGACACAACCTACAAAGTGGCCATTGCTTACGCTTCAAACGACTTCAAGCTCTACATAAACGGAGTAGAGCGCGGGAGCAGTACAAGCGGCACACCTATTGACGCGGTAAACATTATTAGCATAGGTTCGTACCAAGGTTCTTCGGAGTTTAACGAAATGACCTTTGCGCAGTACCTACACTTTAAAAGCCGTTTAACCAACGCCCAACTGGCAGAATTGACCACGCTATGACCTGGAAAAAGTACGAAATGAGTGCCGCCAAGTGGGCGGAACTGCGCGCAAAGATTGAAACTACCGGCACCAACCCGGAAGGGAAAACTTACGCAACGTGGGACCCCGCCAAAGTGGTGGCCGTGGTGGAGCTGGGCAAACTGTGCAAAGCCTGGGGCGTAGACGCTGAAGGTATGCCAGTATGCACGGACCAAAGCACCAAAGAGGCGGTAGATATTTTGTGGGTTGACGCACCCGTAACCGGGTTCGCTAGCTACGCGGTAACTGTGGCACCTGGCAGCGAAGCGCACCAGTTTGCCGGAATGACTTGGGAGTAATGACAAACGACCACGTAACCGGAGCCTGGGCTTTAAATATCGGTAGCGCCCTATTCGCCCAAGTGCAGCCTATTGTAGGCACGATTTCCTTTTGCCTGGCTATTGCCTACACTATTTACCAATGGCGCCGCGATGCTAAAAAGAATACTGCAGAACCCAAAAACTAGCGTACTGGCTGGCATACTCTTTATGCTGGCCTTTATTCTCGTTTGGTTCGGTAAGGCGACTTTAACCGAAGCTGGCGTATTTTTGCCTGCTATAATCGGTTTACTATGGGCCAAAGATTAACGGCAAACTTTACCCTTGCCGAACTTACAAAAACGCGCTTTGCGCTGGATAACACGCCAAGTGCGGCGCAGGTGGAAAACCTACGAACGCTATGCGAAAAGGTGCTACAACCCCTACGCGATGCGGTGGGACCCGTCAACGTAACCAGCGGCTACCGCAGCAAAGACGTTAACACCCTGGTGCACGGCGCCCGGAACAGCGACCACCTTTACGGTTACGCGGCCGACCTGCAAAGCCCGGACGGGAACCACAGAAAGATATACGACTGGCTGAAAACGCACGCCATGTTCACGCAGCTTATTTGGGAGTTTGGCGGCGATGCCAACCCCCAGTGGGTGCATGTTAGCTACAACCCCAAAGACCTTAAACGTGAAATACTCCGCGCCCGTAACGTTGGCAAGCGCGTTACTTATAGCCGCTTGCAGCCCTAAAGTCGTCGAAACGGTTACCATACGCGAAACGCAGACGGTACACGACACCATAACCCTGCGCGACAGCGTAACGCTGGTTAACGACCGCGTGCAGGTCGAAGTAGTAAGATTACCGGGGGAACGTTTATACGTTAAGGGAACGTGTAAAGGAGATACGGTAAAAACGTACACAAACACGATTAAAGAGGTAGCCAAACCGGATAAAAAAACGGAAAAAGCTGCTATGTTGGTTATTAGCATTTTAGGGTTAGCTTTACTGGCGGTAATCCTAAAGAAATGATAACTACCCACCACCGCAACAGCCACACCATAGAGGTCGGCGGCCGTAAAATCAAGCTTTACCTTTTGTCGGACTTGCATTGGGATAACCCACACTGCGACCGAAGAGCGCTAAAGAAACACCTAGACCTAGCCAAAGAGGAAGGCGCAAAGGTCGCCATTAACGGCGACTTTTTTTGTTTGATGCAGGGTAAGTATGACCCCAGGCGCAGTAAAAAGGACATTCGACCCGAACACAATAAGGTCAATTACCTGGACGCGGTAATCGAAACCGCAGTGGACTGGTTCGGGGACTACGCGGACACAATTATATTCATCGGCTATGGAAACCACGAAACCGCAATTATTAAAAACGTGGAAACGGACCCTTTGCAGCGGTTCGCTGACCTATTCAACTACACCCACAAGCCGAACATACCAATTACAGTCGGCGGCTACGGTGGATGGCTTACGCTACAATTTCGAGCTAGCACAACCGACAAAAGCTACAAAATACACTATTACCACGGAAGCGGTGGCGGCGGGCCGGTTACACGTGGCGTAATCCAAAACCAGCGCAAGATGGCCGACGTTGAGGGGGCCGACTGCATTTGGATGGGGCACGTACACGAGCTGTACGCCATGTACCAAAGCAAGGCAACCCTGGACCATCACCGGATGCCTATTATTAAAGACGTACTGCACGTCCGAACGGGCACGTATAAAGACGAGTACACCGACGGCGCATTCGGCTGGCACGTGGAGCGCGGAGCGCCCGCCAAGCCCCTGGGCTGCATAAGCGTGGAGTTCTACTTACGCAGTACGACCAATAATAAACTAGTTTTGGACGTTTTCCCGCAAATTTTGACCGAAAACAATAGCGCCCGTTAAATTTTGTTTGCATAGTATTGCAGTGTTAACCAACACTAACAAAACGATGGCAAATAAATTTATTAACTGGATTGACCGCAAGGGCGTACCTATTATGGGCTTTGTAGTCATAACCCTGCTCGCAGTTTTGGCGGCAGTTACTATTTACCGCATGATTTTTAACTACACAGCATGAAAACCGCAACCATTCAACACGCAACCGGCGACGGCACTTGGGAAAGCGCTTACGGCCTTATGTACTCTTACGAGCTGCACCTTTCCAACGGCGACCACATCAAAGTAAACGCCAAAAAGGCTAACGCTTTTAACGCTGGCCAGTCCATCAATTACGAGCTGACCGGTAAGACGGACAAAAACCAAACGCCGTTAGCCAAAATCGTTAGCGACTTTAACGCACGGCCGCAGGGCGGTGGTTATACGCCACAAGCTCCCGCAAATAACGCAGGCGGTAAGGACCGTAGTATTTTAATCCAGGTAGCTTTTAAAATGGCCATGGACCGCGTTAACGCAGACCCGACCATGAAAGTAACCGAAGTGTACGAGCTGGCCAAGTTTATGTACGACCAAATGAAGCAAGCACATGAGCAATTTTAGCACACCAATGGCCCAGGAACTTGAGGTTTACATCGAGGGCCAGCTGTCGCTAGTGCGCAGCAAAATGGAAGGCGCCGACCCAATGGAAGCGAGCGACCTATGGGGACAAATGAAGCAGCTTCAAAAGCTGAAGACTTGGCTACATTACTGGGAAGGTCAAAACCGCAAGCGATGACCCACGAAGTAACCCTATGCGACCTTAATTTGGAAGACCAAATTATAGTCGAAATGTACCGGGACTGCGACGAAGACGGCTGTACCGTCCGAGTGCATAACTGGAACCTATTTATAGGCGGGCACGTTGTTCAGCTGCCTAAAGAATTGCGGGAAAAAATCTACCCGATGCTTGACGATTACGCTGCAGAACTTGATCCATTTGACTCATGAACGTAAAACAAAAAGGTAACCGGTTTGAGCAAGCCGTAGCGCGTAAGCTGCGGCAGCTCTTTCCCAACGTGCGCACAGCACGTGAGTGCAACAAATGGTTAGACGCCCAGGGCGTTGACTTTGTAGAAACGTACCCATTCCAAATCCAGGCGAAGCACGTAGAGCGCGGACTAGACCCACACGCAGTGCTGGAGAAGATGCCGGAAACGGACGGTATGTACAATGTAATACTGTGGAAAAAGAACCGTAAGCGCACGCTGGTGGTTATGACCATAGAAGATGCCGAGGAAATCGCGTACATGCTAAAAAACGAGCGAATAATTTAAACTGTAAAGTGGAAAAGCCACAAAGTGTAAAACAAAACCTTTAACACCGAAGAGAAATGAAACGATTGTTCACATGGTTTACAATAAAGAGTGACTGTTGTAACGCACCTATGAAAAATACCGATATACATATCTTATCAAACTATTCAGAGATGAATATCTACGAGTGTCAATCGTGTAATAAAACATACATTTAAGACCAAATGAGAACGAAACGCTTTCATGTGTTTATTAAGCACAAAGAAACCCAGCACGTACACCGTATGGACATGGAGTTTAGCAATGTAGAGCAGCGCGACAAGTTTATAGAGGATATGCCCGAAACGCTAGAATTTATTAAGTGTGAAAAGGTTTCGAGCTTTTATAGAGCGTAGCGAGGCTAAAGGTTTCGACATGAGGAACCTACGCAAAGAGCTAGAGGAAGTAGAGGCCAAACTGGCTGAACTTGAAGAGCAGGCAGACCTTTTAGAACGCCTAGCTTTGTATGTTACACGAAGCAAGACCCACGCCAACACGCTATACTGGGCTAAACACCTGGAACGCGAGAAACTGCTTTGGGAGCTTGGGGACGATTTTGATTATTTACACTGGCAAACAAATTTTAATAGATGGAAGCGATTGATGGACTAACCGACCCCTACGCTGCGGCCCTATGGCTAGAGCAGCAATTCAACGACGCTAACGGCTTTTACTCCAAAGGCCGTTTTTTTGTCGCCGAAGGGAACGAATACAAAGAGCTAACGATCGGTGAGCTGCAAATACTTTGCTTCGACCTACTGAAAAGCAAGGGCAGCGCAGCAAAGGCACAGTATATAATTGACTATCTAGCGCAGAAGCTAGACCATATTGGTGACGTCAACGAAATGATACCTTTCAAAGACGGGTATTGGTTAGGCGGCTCATACCATTACGACCCCAGCTACAAAATACGCGAACGCATTACCGAACCATTACCACACAATTACGACGCGCTATCGCTCCCGGTCAAGTGGCTGCAATTCATTGACGAGGTATTTAAGGGGGACGATGACGCTACCGAAAAGGCTATGCTTGTTCAAGAGTGGTTCGGGTATTGCCTGGACCGTTCGCTCAACCTACACAAAGCCCTGGTATTATATGGGGACGGTGGCAATGGCAAAAGCGTTATACTTGACGTGCTAGCAGCCATGGTGCCATACCATACGCGCCTAGAGTGGCACGAGCTTAACGAGCAGCGCAACCTAGAACGCCTCGCCGGTAGCTGGGTGAACATAGCCACGGAAATAAGCTACAAAGACAATACCGGTACCACGGGATTTAAAAAGGCTGTGGCTGGTGAAACCCTAACAGCAAACCCCAAGTATAAAAAGCCTTTCGACTTTAAACCATATGCAAAATTTGCATTCGCGACCAACGGGCTGCCAATGGTCGACGACGTGAGTAACGGCGTATTTCGTCGGTTAATGGTAATTAGCCTTAACAACAGCTTTGTTGGGCGGGAGAATTGGAACCTAACCAACGAGCTGCTAAAGGAAATGCCAGGCATTATACAGTGGGCTATTACCGGGCTTAACCGGCTACACAAGCACCGCAGCTTTACGATCGTGCCAAGTAACATAACCGAGCTGCAGGAATACCGAAGGGCAGTAAACAGCATGCAGAGTTTTTACGATGAGAGCGTAAGTATGTACGAAGGGCAAACCGTTTCGTTCAGTGATTTCTACCGGTCGTACACTAGTTATTGCCTGGAAACGTCCAACCGACCATTTGCACGTAACAAGGTCCGAAGTATAGTTAATCAGTTAGGCCTTAAACTAATGGTTTACACTGGTGCAGATAACGTACGCATGGTCAAGGCGTTAGCACCTATAAACCCAGATGCTAAACCATTTTAAGAATTAACAACTACTACTACTTATTTAATATATATTAATATATATAGGTAGTATAGCTGTAGTGAAAGTTTGTAAAAAAGTAGTTAATTAATTATATGGCTAATTATTTAAAGCATAGTACACAGCGTAAGCGTATAGTGGCTAACAACCCATTGTATGCATCCACCAAGTGGCGGAAGTATAGGCAGGCCATCCTCATGCGTAGAGGTGGTCAATGTGAGGCGTGCGGTAACGTACCAATGTTCGACCGTGAACTACACGTGGACCACATTAAGCCTATAGCAGAAGGTGGACCAGTGTACGACGAAGCCAACCTACAAATACTGTGCATCCAATGCCACGGTAAGAAGACAGCAGGCGAACGGGGGTGGGGTCCTATCTCAAAGAGAGACCAGGTGAATT